CGGAGTGATACTCTTCTTATGGAGTATGCTTCTGCTAGCGGCCGCTTATGGGCTGAGTGTTTTTCAGATATAGATCAAAAGATCTATACTGGGGAGATCATCCCCACCCATGGACCAGGCTCCACTGCTGATTCACTTCTCGGAAACGAGAAATGGAAGCAGCGATCATGGACACGACGTTTGGATAGCGAATTCCCCGTTGGGGATTACGTTATACCAAACTATCGGTACCATGAGGAGCTGGAACGCTTTAACATCATCGAACCTGGAGAAGAACTACCATCTAAGGTAATTCTTGTTCCTAAAACGCTAAAAACTCCGCGTGTAATCGCGATGGAGCCTGCTGTTATGATGTTCATGCAGCAAGCTCTTCTTGCGACTATCACTGAATCTGTTGAGCGAAATGACTCCGCAAGACAGATTCTTGGATGGAAAGATCAGATGCCTAACCGGCATCTAGCTTCCCAAGGTTCTCTTTCAGGGAACCTCGCAACACTAGATCTTAGTGAAGCGTCCGACAGAGTTTCTAACCAGCTTGTCCGGGCTATGCTTGCAAACTTCGGCTCTTTTGCTCGAGCCGTCGATGCGACAAGGTCTAGACGAGCTAGTGTACTTGTACCGGGCGAATCAAGTAAAACAATTCGACTGGGCAAGTTCGCGTCTATGGGTTCGGCTCTTACTTTCCCCTTGGAGTCGTTCGTCTTTGCGACGATCGTCTTCATGGCAATAAGCAAAGAGTCTAACCTCCCGTTGACCCCTGATCTCGTCAAGAGTTTCAGGGGTCGGGTACGCGTCTACGGGGACGATATTGTTGTCCCTGTAGAATTCGTGCGCGCGACAATTTCGTTGCTTGAGGCTTTTGGGCTCAAGGTCAACGTTAACAAATCTTTCTGGACTGGCAAGTTCAGAGAGTCTTGTGGTGGGGAATACTATGGCGGAGAGGACGTATCCATTGTCCGACTCCGTAGTATGTTTCCCACCTGTCGCACAGACGCAACGGAGATTATTTCTACTGTCTCCTTTCGAAACCAGTGTTACCATGCTGGTCTCTGGAAAACAGTGAGATTTGTAGATGACTACATTAGAGGGATGAAACTTCCCTTTCCTGTAGTTGAATCTACATCTCCGGGTTTGGGTCGCCACAGTTATCTCGGGTATCAATCCGAAAAACACTGTCCTGACCTCCATCGGCCTTTAGTCAAGGCCATGGTTGTCAAGAGCACTCTTCCAGCTTCCGAGCTGGAGGGTGTTGACGCCCTTATGAAGTGTCTTACTAGATCTGAAAGGAGCTTTTTCAAAGGCTCCTCTGGTGAACCCAGCGAAATGCCAAGCGCTGATGTAGGACATCTTTTGCGTTCTGGACGTCCTCAACGCGTCGACATCAAGTTGAGATGGGTTACTCCTTTCTAGGAAACTAGGATTGAGTGACAAGTGGCTCTTTGTATCTACGAAGTTCAGATACAGAGAGGGACATTTAAATTATGTCCAGTGAGGGCCAATAAGTGCGGTCCTTTCGGACCTTTTGTTTGTGAGCGCAGCC